CCCTTATGGTTGGAATGCCCGATCGAACGTGGCGGTGAGTTTGAAGACGCCGCCGCCCATTGGTATGGGAGCGGGATTTTTGCAGGTGAATAGCCCGAGTTCGCCGAGTGGCGTTGTCCAGAGAAACGCCTTTGCCCCAGCGTGGCGGTCGAGGAACTCCATGATCTTTAGCACCATGGCCTTCTGGCCGGTGCAGGTGATCGGATAGGAGTCCTCTTTGTTGTTCGGGCCGTCGCCGACGTTCTGCGCGTAGCCGTTGCCGAACTTCGAGGTGCGCACCCGATAGGTGATATCGGGTGTTTCCCCGCGCTCGGTTGGCCAAGTGAATTTCTCGATAGCCATCAGGCCCTCCCATTTGCATTTCGGAAGCTGGTACCACCCGCGCGCCAAGAGTCAGCAACGGCTTTCTCGGCCACGGCCTGCATTTGCGACTGCAGGTTTCTCGACAGTGCCTGCTGGTCGATCTGCATGCCTTCAGAGCGTCGATCCTGCGTCACCACAGTGACCGGCGCGCTGATGCTAATCGCAGTCCCTGAGCCACCGCCCGCCGCGAGAACACCCAGCTTGCCGCTGGAAGTCCGGGTCAGCGGCATGATCGCCTCAGGCCCAGCCTCACCCATAATGCCCGCCCGACCACCGACCATTCCGAAGGCGGTTGGCGTGCTGACAATGTTGTTGGTGAAGGCGCCACCTTTGGCGAACATCTGCACGCCCGTCGACCAAGCACCCCCGAGCGCCTGCGGGAAGTAGCTGCTTGAGTAACCTGCAGAGGATGCGCCGAGATTCGACGAGGTCGCACCTGCAGATCCGGCCGCCAGCCCGTTACCGCCACCACCAGTGAAGTAACTGCTGGCAGTACCGACGAGGCTGCTCAGCAGCGTCGAGCTGGCTTGCCGGGTGGCAATCCTTGCCATGTCCGCCAGAATCGACTTGGTGAAGTCAGCAAACGACAACTTCCCGGTCATGGCGAAGTTGACGACCGCGTCTTCCATCGAGCTGAAGGCGTTGCCGAACAGCGTTTTTGTCTGGCCGGCGATGTTGCTCGCCGAATCCAGGTAGTTGGCCCAGGCCGATGTCGCGCCCTTGGTCCAATCACCCTGCGCCTTTTCCACGTCCGCGTAGTTCTGGCGGATTTGGTCGGTTGCCGCCTTGTTCGCGCCGGCAAGGGCCTGCGATTTGCGGGTGAACTCCTCTTCCGACATGTTCCGCGACGGATCGGACTTCTGGTTTGCCAACTCCAACGACTGCTGAGCGAACCGATCTTGCTGGCTGTTCAGTTCATTGTTGAGTGCGTTCTGGCGATCGCCCTGGCCAACGCCGAGGACGGCACGCTGCCCTGCCAGTTCCAGCGCTCGCTGCTGCTGGGCCAAGGCCTGAACGTAGGTCGTGATTGCCCGCTCTTGTCGGGCGAGGCGCCCTGTCTCGTTCGTGGCCAAGACCTCGAGCTGACTATCCGCATCCTTCTGAACTTTGACCATCCCGGCGCGCGCATCGGCGATCTTCTGGTCCAGCTGGATACTTTGCGCAGCAGTGGTGGTCCTCTTCGCCTTGGTGGCTTCCAGTGCGGCAATCTCTGCCTCGTAGGCGGAGGTGATTTCGTCTCGCTCGTTGCCGATCAGGGCTTCGCGTTTCAGGGCATAGTCGGCCTGAGAAACAAGCCCTGCCTTCTGCGCTGCGTCCAGTTCCTTCTGGGCGTTTTTGTACTCCTCGCTGATGGCTGCCAGGTAGTTCTTCGCGTTGTTGAATCCGGTCAGATCGACCTGCGAACCGGCCGCTTTCGGATCCTTGAACTGGTCGTTGATGTTCGCCAGATTCTTGTCGATCGCCACCTGATTCAGGCGTGGGTCGTTCGGCGACGTTTTGCGGATGTCTTCGAGTTGCCGTTTGTATTCCATGATCGCTTCGGTGCGTTTCTGCTCATTGGTCAACGAAGATTTGGTGAGCGCATCAATCTTGACCATGGCCTGCTGAGATGCCAGCTCGGCTTTTGAACGATCACCTTCGTATTTGGCGATGTCAGCTTCCGCAGCCTTCTGGTCCTCAAGCATGTTGAGACGATTCTGGTAGAGATCGATCATCTCCTGCTTGTTTTGGAACAGACCGACATCACCGGACTGTGCACGGGACAAGTCCCTGCGAGCCTGCTCGATATCGGCGCCGATATCGCTGCGTCCGATGTTCTTCAGCCCGTCAGCAGCGCGGGCAACCGCGTTGTATCCCTTCTCCCAGAAACTCAAGTTCTCCAGGATTCGCGGCGTGCGCTCATTGATTGCATCGGCAAACGACTCGGTAGCCAGCTTCACGGCGCCGGCATGGTCGCCCTGCTTCTCCAGTGCGACGATCTGCGAGTAAACCGAGGCGGTCAGGTAGTGATACTGCTCATTCAGCGCGGCAGATGCCTTGACTGGGTCGTCGGCCAGCTTGGAGAACTCGGCGACAGTCTCGCCCACCGCCTTGCCGGTCGCTTCCTGCATCGACACAGCGGCCTGGGTGATCCCCGTGAAGCTCTCACCGGCGATCTTGCCGTTGTCGGCCAGCAGTGCCAACACGGCTGCCGCTTGCCCGGTGGTGCCAACTGTTGCGCTGACCTGACGAGCCATGTCGCCAAGTTGCCCAGCACTCACACCGGCGTTGTTACCGGTCAGGATCAGTGACTTGTTGTAGCTGTCCTGCTCCTCGCTACCTTTGTAAAACGCGTATGCGAGACCGCTCACCGCCGCAGTTGCCAGCGCTAGCGGACCGAGGATAGCAAGCAACCCTGCAGCGCCTTCGCCTGCACCGGCGCCCAACTGAGCGACCGCACGAACACCGCTACCCCAGTCACCCGAGGACAGCGCATTTCCCAACTGAACGACGTTTTCCTGTGCCTGCCGGGTGCCGAGTCGCAGCTTGTCGAAACCGGTGGCTGTCTTTTCGAGCTTTGCGTAATCCTTATCGATCTTGCCCAGGGCCGAGTTGTATTCCTCCTGACTGATCCGGCCAGCATCCAGATGCTTGCCCAGTTGCTCGACCTGAGTATCCAGTTTCGCCACTGCGGCGCGGGCCGGGTCGATGGCGCCCAGCAGGCTGTTTAGCGCCTTCTGTTCATCCATTGTCGACTTGACCAGAGCCACCTGCTGCTTATCCAGCTGCGCGGTGATCCTGGTGAACTCGACCTCGCCATAAGCGCCAGTCTTGGTCAGTTTTGCCAGGCTATCGCGCTGCTTGGCCAGCTCCTGTGTGGTGGTCGCACCTTTCGACAGCGACTTCTCCAGCGCCTGCATTTCGTTCATCAGGCTGACGGCGGACTGCTCGGCGCGATCGCCAGCCTTGGTCAGCTTGTCGAGATCGGTCGCAGCGTTAGCAGCATCAGCCGAATCGACCTTGATGCCGAGTTCTGCAATGTTCATCGACTCACCTTGAATAAGTGCCCGTCTTCACGGGCTGTTGTCGCGGGCTTCGGACATAACCACGATGGCTTCCGATTCCATTACGCGGATGTCCTGAAACACGCCGGGGCGGTCCTTCGCCGGAACACCGACGAGCTTCATCACCTTCGGCAGCACGCCGTAATCGAGGCCGGTCGCGCCGCATGCGCCTGTGCGCCACTGAGTCCCCATCGAATCCATGACGAGAAACGCTTGCCAGTTGTCCGGCCAGACTTCGAAGGCGTCATTGACATCCGACGAAGAAAGGCCGAACACCGAAAGGACTTCGGAATCAGTGGTCGGCTCGTAAAGTGCGCGTGCGACGTCGGTCAGTTTCCCAAGCGGGCCTTTCCGAATGCTTCGCTATAGGCCTTCACGACAGCGTCCGACACGCCAACACAACTCTTCACCAAGGCAGTGATCGACTCGTCACTGAGTTTGTCACCGAAGCCCCAAGACACGACCAGATCCTTGATCTGTTCGACACCTTGCTCGACTTCCGCTGCAGTGATTTCCACAAGAGTTGGCTCCGTCCCTTTGAAGCGCTCGCCGAGATCGCTTGCCTTCTGTTTCCAACTGTCGAAGAGCTCAGCCAAAGCCGTGCGGTCGCGATACTTGAACGTGAACGGAACCATTGCCGGGTTGCCACCTACCTGCGGAATGGGGACATCGACGGTGAACGTCGGTTTGGGTGCAATGGAGAACTTTGCCATGAGGAGTCCTTACGACAGGTAGCGGGTTGGAGTGGACTGCAAGGCCAGGGAGACGGTGCGAGTCAGGATGTTGCTTCGGGACACGGACGGCTGAAGCGAGAACGACGTATAGGCGCCGTAGTACAGCTTGTCGGTGCCTGGCAGATTTAGGCGTGCCGCCTGCACGGTTTGAGCAACGTCAGCAGCGGTCACGATCGGCACGTAGGCCAGAGTCGGGTCATCGGCAACGGTCAGCACCATGCGAGCAGCAGCTTTGTCGGTTGGGATTTGTCGGCCTTGGGCATCCTCGAGGAACACCACGTCCTGGTAGTTCTGGTCGCCGCCGGAGAAGGCGACGTCAGTAATCTGCGGGATCTGTGCCCAAGTCAGGACTTTCTTCAGGCTGCCCGCGCCGGAACCAGCTGGGAAGATCTGGGTGCTGGTGGTGTCGATCGCTTCCAGGGTGATCGCGGTTGCGGTCGCAGCCTTCACGCGGACGACCTTGTTGTTCAGCGCGGTCCAGCCAGAAGTGACCAGTAGAATGTCACCGACCACCAAAGTGGCGCCGACTACGGTGCAAACGGCTTCAGAGGCGTTGGATATGGCCGAGAAAGCGAGTGGAGCGGCGTAGGTGGCGGCGTGTTCAAACGTCGCACCGTTGGGCAACTTGTATCCCATGGGGGTTTCCTCTTTGCAGAAATGACAAAACCCGCTCAATGGCGGGTTCTGGGTTTGCCCAACGGGCGGATTTAGTTGGTGTCAGCGCGGTACAGGAACGAGATCGGCACCGTGTAGGTAGTGTCGTCTGGAATACCTGGGCCGGGGTCAACCGGGCTCATGGTCACCACCGTCAGAGCGCCCTTCGTGTTGCGCTCGTACAGAGGGAACAGCGCGGCGATCTGGTCAGCCAGCACACCGGCCGCCCCGCGGTACTTACCCGAAGGCGTCACAATGCTGACCTGGAACACGCCGGTGTACAGCTTGTGGTCGCCGCCGGAGAAGGCGACGTCAGTAATCTGCGGGATCTGTGCCCAAGTCAGGACTTTC